ACTAAAATTGTAGCATTTTATTCAGGTGCTGACAACGGCTCAGCGGTGGCTTTTCACCTATGCACTTTTGGAGCCCTTTTTCTGCTTTTCTATTTTACCATAAACAGCTTGTCCTTGATGCGCATACTGATATCAAAATCAAAGCTCATTTTTACACCCCCTGAACTTCATCCACAACTGAATTATAACACAGCAGGGAGAAAAAGTCAATCTGTGCGATGCAGCATTTTTATCGTTTCTCTCAGGCTTTTGTGTTTCATTTTCCTCGGCTCAAAGCCGATCACATCGAAGAACAGGTGCATCACAGCACCGCCGAAAAATACGGAAATGATTGTTCCAATACCAACCGAGCCGCCGAGTAACCACCCTGCAAATGTGACAACTGTCCATAGCAGTATCTCAACCACGCCGATTGGAATTTTCGGCATTTGCTTTCCGATTGCAACGAGAAGTCCGTCCTTCGGACCGCAGCCGCATTCAGCAGACATATACACATACATCCCCAGAGATATAAACAGGAATCCGAACAACATGAAAACGATGCCGAGGCACAGGCTGTGGTTTTGGGGATACGGGGATATGACTATAAAGAACTGTGTGAGCCGTCCGGTTATCAGAGCATCAAACAGCGTTGCAAAGCCGATACGCTCTCGCAGGATAAGCTGTATCACGATCGCACAAACACCGATCAGCACCATAGAACTGCCGTAGTTCAGCGGAGTATGCTTTGCAATACCCATGCCAAAGCAGTCCCACGGCGCAAGACCGATGTTTGCGTAAATCGTCAGATAGACACCGAAGGAGTAGATCACGAGTCCGAATAATACCCGAAAAAGGCTGCAGATAGGCTTAAAATCGGTCGAAATCGTCCTGTGTTGCTTTATATTCGTAGGTCGCTTCATCATTATCCTTTTCAATGAACATTTCGTTGACCATTCCGATGGTGAGCAGATCAAGGTCAGTTAAACTCAGCCCGATCTGCACACATCGGAGAAGGAACAGCGGCGTTGTCATCTCGCGGTCAACTGGGCGAGATTTTTTTTGACTCTGCCTGTGTCTCCAGATTCATGCCCCAAAGCTCAAAGAGCTGCGGCAGCACCTCGTAGATTGAGAAGCAGTTGAACTGTTCGAGCCAGTCATCCGGGCTGTCGGGAACATTTTCCGGATCAGCGTGCTTTGCCATCGTCCATGCGATGTTCTCGAACACCTCAAGGCTCTCGATGCCAAGGCCGGAATTCTCCTCATCGCTCTCGTCCACGGAGTCTTTCAAGGCGGCGAAATCCTTGAAGATGTCCTTGCGGAACTTGGCACGATAGAGGCGGGGCAGCGTTGCGCTCGCCTTGAAAGGAACCTCGATACCGTCAACAGTGATGATTTTCTTGATAGCCATATTCATTCTCCTCCGAATCAGTCAGTAGTAGTGGATGCGGCAGTGCTGCTCTTGGTTGTAGATGCAGAGCGTGTGCCGTTGCTGTTGTTGGTGGTCGCAGCGGTCGGGATATACACAGCATTGTACCAGTTGTTGTAAGTGGTCTCATCCGTAGACTCACAGGTCTTGGACTTCACCAGACCGGACGGGAGCGCCGTTGCCTTCAGCGACAGCGTTTCAGTCTTGACGCTCTTGCTCTCCTCCGTTGTCTCACCCTCAGTAGCCGGACGGGATGCCGAACAGCAATACAGCACATGACGGATATGGTTCTTGTCGCCGTCAAACTCGAACATGAGTGCGAACTGCGAAGTCTCCGCATCGTTGCGCTCAACGAGAACACCCTTGCTGTCAAGCTGCTCACCGAGAATTGCAGTTGCGAAGTCCGTGGTGATGAGTGCGACTTCGAGATCACCATCGTAACCGGCGTTGTTGTTGATGACGTAGTACACGCAGTTATCTGCGTAAAAATTCTCGTTTTCGCCGTTTGCGTCAATGCTCAGCGAAACAGCACCGGGCAGACGCACAGGCGTTGCGAATGTCGGCACACCGTCTTCAGACCATGCCGTGATCTTTGCCCAGTGGACCTTGTTCAGACCGAACTTGACCTTGTTTTTCTGAAGTGCCATATTCATACCTCCATGATATAGAGGACTTCATAGAGCCGTTCCGACTCAATCCATACCTCAGATTTTGTGTAATAGATGTTATAACGCAGGAGAACTTCCTCCACACGCTGTTCCGTATCCGGCGATTTCTCATCCGTATAAAGCTCGATGTGCAGCTCTTTGAAGCTGTGATACATCAGATTATCTGCGGAAAAGGTGTCCTCGCCGGGCGACAGGAACAGCGTGAACGGAGGCTCCGGACTTTCACCCTCTGCGAAGTGATGATACGCAAAGGGCAGCCCGATCTCCTGCATCATTTCGTTGATTTCTTCGTAGGTCACGATAACTCCTTTTTGATGAGCGTTTCGAGCATATCTGCACCGTTTGCTTCGGCAGGAGCGATATGCGGGATCGCCGCCACACGACCGCCTCCGCGTTTCGCATGACCGTGCTCCAGCAGATGCGCGATCTGGTAGCGATCTTTGCTGTGAACGGTCATTTCGAGTGTATGACTGTTCTCCTTGGTTTTCTTGGTTGTCCAGCTTCGCTTGTAGCGCCCGGATTTCACAGGGGCGTTGGCAGAGATCTCGTTTTTGACCGCTGTTGCCGTTTTTCTCACAGCGCGTTTCATGCCCGCATCTGCAAGCTCCGCATATTCCGCCAGTCCCTTCATGACCTCCGATGCCAGATCGTCAATAGATGTCATCCTTTGCACCTGCCTTTCTGGATTCGCAGATCAGCTTCATATAATCCTGCGTGCTGTAATTCGGCACAACGCCTTTGACGTCGTAATCCAGACCGTCAAAACGGATTCTGTACACAGTCGATGCCATGCGTTTGGTCTGAGGAGTTTGTCGGATAATGACCTCGATTTTCTGGATTGCCCTGGTCACGCCGGTGTTTGTTTCCTCATCTGCGCCGCCGACTGTATTTGACACAGTCACAGAAGCCCATAGGGAGAACGCCTCCTCCCACTGAGCCTTGTGATTGCCGATAGTATCCTTTTTGACATGATTTTCAAGGACGGCGATCCGCTGGTTCAGTTTCCCGATTTCCATCAGACGATGCCCTCCCTTTGTGCGAATAACAGTGCCCTGAGTGTCAGTGTCAGCGCATGATAATCTGCAGTATTGCGGTTTTCATAGAGGTAAGAAACGGTATACAGCATAGCCTGCCGGGAGGTTTCCTCATTTTCCGCTAACTGCTTTTCGGTCATGCGTCCCACATCCATCACGAGCCGCTGCGCCGTATCGATCAGAGTGAGGATGAGCTTGTCATCCTCACAGTGGTCAACACGGAGATAGTTTTTTGTTTCAGGCAGTGAGATCAGATTCATGGCTGACCTCCCGATCAGCCGTTGCCGCCGGTGTTACCGCCAGTCGTGCCGCCGCCCGTGGTGTTGGACTTCGTACCTGCCATCTTCAGCACCTTCACGGACTCGGGAAGGATCAGTCTGCCGTCAACACGCTGTGTGGTGAGGAAGCCGACCTGATCGGTGCGGGCATACAGCTCGTTCAGACGGCGGAAGGTACGGTTCTGTCTGTCAGCCACCCAGTAATTCTTCATGTCACCGAAGAGCAGCACACGCTCGCCCTTTGCGATACCGGGCATGAAGGAAGAGGTGCGGATCGGTCTGCCGAGCAGTGTATCCGGCTTCGCAATATCGAGCGACGGCTTCCAGAGGTAGTTGTCGTTCTTGTCCTTCAGCTTCATGAGCTGAAGCAGGATGGTCTCGTTGCAGACGAACTGTGCGTTACGGCGGTAGGGAGACTTGAGGCTGTAGTAGAGGTCGAACACCTCATCGAAAGTGATCGCAGTCTGGGATGCCGCAGTAACACCAAGTTCTGCGCCGCCGGTCTCATCGAGAATGCCGAGGGGCTTCTTGTCGCCGTCACCGGTGAAGAACGCACGCTCCTCGGCATTGCCCATCGCCACGCCAAAACGTGCAGCGATATAGCTTGCGAGGTCGAAAGCGGAATCGTGCAGAAGCTCGTTGCTGATCTTGATCATCGTGCCGAGCTTGTATGCGGAGAGGGTCGTCTGACCGAAACGGGTATCGGTCTCCGGGATCTCCTCACCCTCATCGATCCACTGCGCCTCCATTGTGTCGTTGGCGATAGGAATCTTGCGGGTACCGGAGTTGGTCTTGATGACCGTCGCCATCTGGCGGAAGATGTTGTTCTCTTCCAGCGCCTGAATCAGTCTGCGCTCGAACTCGTCCGGCACAGTGTATCCGCCCTCGGTGTCCTCACCGACAGAAAGCGCGTTGCGGACTGCAAGCTGATCGCCCTTGTT